TGTTGAGCTGTGGAAACAGGTGGAAGCAGCTCAACGGGCAATTACTTTTTATCAGAAAGGGATTTCATCATCAAACACTTTTGGCCTTGCTTTGATGTCGATGATCTCTGCTGCTGGGAATGATTCCCTGACTGCCTTCTCGAACTCACCTGTTTTGTGGTCTCTGAAGTGTCTGTATGCGAGTGCTACCTCTCTGAGTGTCAGCAGCTCCAGGTCTGGCCTTTGCTCTTTGATCTTCTGCCACGACCTTCCGTCTTTCATGATGCCAAACGTCTCGCCATCTAGTTCCATCTCCCAGATGTCTGTTGAGGCTCTCTGTGCGCCAAGACGCTCTGCCTCTGCGTCCATTGCCTTGAGGCCTCTTACAACGACCTCTGCTCTGACCTTGCATTCTTCTGGATTGTTTTCTTCGATAGCCTTGTTCATCTTTGCCATTGCAGATCCGTATTTCTGTGCTGTTTCGACGCTGACCAATTCTGGCAGCATGTCGATGCCCCATTTTGTGTCCATCTGAATTGCCAGCCGATCCATTGGAGCTATTGCGTAGTCACACATGATTTGATCCTTATGCGCTTGCGGGTTGAATAATCTGTCTGCCTTTTTCTGGCGCCTTGGCCTCCGAGGCTTCTGCGTTGTCATCATCATCTCCACAGTTAAATCACCACAGTTTGATATAATCCACATTCCACCACAGTAGTATGCATATACATACAACTACTGTGGTGGAAGTATTTGTGGCCTTTTCTTCCACAGTTCCACAGTTCATCCACAGTTCGAAAAAACAACTGTGGAAGTGTGAAATCATCCTGTGCATTCGCCGTCATCTGCTTGGCACAAGAATGTTTCGTCATCAAATATCCAGTCGCCTTGGCGGCTGACAAAGCTGCCGAGCTGCTGGTAATTCCTTGTCTTATGAAAGGTTCCGTTTGCCGCAGCCTCTTGGTTAGCCCACCATTGCATTCTGCTCGGATACTCGCGCCACATAGCTGCCAATGTTGCCTCTGACTTGAGAAAGCATCCGTCACAGTTCCCGCCGCCTTTCATCACGCGCAGATCAAACTGCTGCGACCGCCAGAACTTGTTTACGTCTTGCACGGACACTTGCGCATCGTTTAATGGAAACCAGTTTGCCCATCGCTTGTCTTTTGACGGCTTCACTCTGTGTGCTTCGTCTGCTCGGATGCCGACTGTGTTCGTCCAGTGTTTCCATCCTTGGCTGACGAGGTAGCGTTTGATTGTCAGCACCTTCATTTCTTGCGTGCAATACCGCTGCGCTTGGTTCGGCAGATACTTTGACTTGGTTGCTATGACTTGCTCAAACGGCTCACCGTTTCTGGCTGCTGAGTTGTGATTAACGACTTCAAACTTGGGCATTGGTTTTCGGTACTCTAGCCAAGTGATTGGAACGCTCCATCTGTCCGAGCACTCTTGCACAAAGTCAAGCGTTTCTGGCATTTCCCTGCCAGTGTTTGCGAATGTGACTTTGGCCCTGTCTGGCAGACCGCCGTTTGCTTCTAAAATTTGGTGCAGCATGTAGCCTGACGTTCTACCGCCTGAGAAGCTGATGAGCGTGTTGCCTTCTGGCAGCCTGTAATGATCCATCAAACCTCCTCCCAATTGACCCACTCCCCGACCACTACACATGGCACATCTCTTCCGCTTCGGCTGTCTCTTATGTCTGCGAGTTTAAGGTTGCCTGTGCTGATCCATTTCTTTGCGATTGCCTTGGCCTTTGCCTTGTCTCCTGGCTTGTCGGTGTCTAGGTTTAGCTGCTCTGCGACTGCATTTCCGATCCAGCTTTTTGCTCGGATGTCTGCTCGGTATGCCTTGCCGTCTTCTTCTGCCTTACCGACTGCTCTTTGGACATCGTACAGGTCTTTGGTTGTCACGCCGTCGAATAGATCGGGCAGCTTAAATTCTGTGGCTACACCGATCAGCTCAGAGTTTGCGATCTCGACTGAGATCATCTTTCGATATGTTGCCTTGTCTGATGGTGGAGCCAGATTTTGTTTTCCATCGTCCTGGCGGAATATTCCGAGTGCTTCGTTTTCTTCCACGCCGAGTGCCATTGCGTCTTCTGGCGATATTCTGTTGATGACCCTTGCTGACCTTGCTGCACCTATCAGACTGCCTGCACCGCGCACTGAGTCCACGGTTGCGTCTTCTCCGTTGCCTTTTCTGATGTGATGCACAAGCTGGACTGAGCTGTTTGTGTCTCTTGCCAGCTTTCTGAGCATTGACACGACTGCCTGGATGCTTCCGTTGTTGTTCTCATTGACCAGATGGGCTGATATGAATGGATCTAGGATCACGACACCTATACGGTTTTCTTTGATCTTTCGGATCATGAATGCCAGCAGCTCATCGTTCTGGATCAGTCCGTCTCTGCCTTCTGCTGCCAGCGTGATCTGCATGGTGTCTTCACCATCCATAAACAGCTTTCCTCTGATGTCATCTGGCGTGAGGCCATAGTGCTGCATGGCTGCTATGGTTCTCATTTGAAGTTCTGAGATCGGATCTTCCAGGTTGATGACCCATGTGTTGCACTGTTCCTTGACCCTAACGCCCATCAGGTCTTTGCCTGTCGATATTGCTAGTGCTTCCACGATTATTGCTGATGTCTTTCCTATGCCGCCGGCAGATGCTGTTACGCTGATATACTTCTTGATGTAGTCGTATCCATACACCCACTCTCTGCGCGGCAGCGTGAGGGCGTCAAACATTTCGTAGGGCGTGGGCCAATCATTGCCTGTATCGGCCTCTGTGTGGCTCTGTGTTGGCTCTGTGGCTATCTGCAATGTTTGGTTTTGCTGCTCCATGCGCTCGGCTGCTGGATCAGGTGGTGGCGTCCATCCTTTATTTCTGGCGCCGTCGATTGCCTTTTGGACTTCTGCCCTTGTTTCGTCCACGGTGTATCCGCCTAGGGTGAAGCTGTCTGTGATCGCGTGGATCTCTTCGTCTGCTAGGCCTTTGTTGACGTATGATCCTACTAGGCGCACCATGTTTCTGTGCCAGTCTTCTCCTGCTAGCACATCTTGGACTGCCATCTGCCTGTCCATTGCTTGCTGGCCGAGGTCTATGTTGATTGTGCTAGCAGCCTGTGGCTCTGCCTTTGGGAAGGCTCTCATCATGCGTTCAAATTCTACTGGCTCTCTGTCTGTTGAGAACTCTGTTCGCATTGTGACCAGCTCTGGGACATAGCCTTTGTCCTGTTTCTTTTGGTTGGGCCATGAGACTGTTCCTGCCACGCGCATAATTCGGCTGGGGTTTACGACTGCCGCGTCTGTTTGGAGTGATGCGGCGATTGCTTTTTGTACTTCACGCCATGCTTTCAGGTTTTTCACCGGCTCTTCCAAGCGCCAATATGCGTGGCCTCTTGCGAATGGTGTTGTGCCTGTCTTGATTGACATTGTGAACTTTGGGCCGGCGAAAGACAGGATGTTTTCCATTGCGCCTGCTGTGTCTGCGTCTGCAAAGCAATAGAATGCGGCTAGGATGTCTGTGTCTTTGGCGGCTTGGCCTGCCGGTATTTCTATGATTGGATCAATTGGGTTGATGCACATATAGATATTTTGCTTGTTTTCGTTCATTGCCTGGGCGTGTTGCACTGCGTCTTCTATGTTTTTTAGTGCAAATCTTGCGGCGTTTGCTGATCCAGATTGCGAGATAGAACGTATCTCTATGAGCGGTTGGCCCACAGTGTTCCAATTTTCTGTAATCTGTGCTATGAACTGCTTAATGATTTCGGTTTTGGGAGCCATTTCCATTTGTTCTTCCACTTCCATTTTCATTGATTCCTCCCCTGAACTGCCCAGCGGCTATGACCGCTGGGCTTTTTTCATTTAAAACTCTGCGTCTTCAATAACTGGTGCAGGAGCTGGTGCTGGTGCGGGTGCAGCTTCTTCGACTGCTATTCCTGCGGCGACACCTTCTTTGAGACAGTCAGGCTTGTCTACCCACTTTACGATCTCAAAGATCGGGTAGCATGTTGAGCCTTTGGTAAACTTAATCTCCTTAGCTTCCACCATTTTGATGAGTGGCATTTGACCGTTTGTGCCTTGGCTCAGTTTCGGAGCAAGGTCTGTCAGGGCGGCCCATACGCCGGCGCCTGCTTGCTCCCACATGGCGACCTTGCCGCCACCGATTGCGCACTTAACCGAAAAGCCTTTCTTGTAATCATCTCCAGGCTTGCCCATCATTTGATTGACTGTCGGGTTCCACTTCCATTCTGGAGCTACGCCGACCATGCCGTCTGACTTCTGCCAGCCTGTCTTGAGGGTGTCTAAGTCAATGACGAAGCCGTTTGTTTGCGCAGCTTCGAACTCATCCTTTGCTGCACCGTCACGGGTGTAGAACTGCTTGGCGCGGACAGCGCCGTCCTGTGTGCCACGGGCTGACCATTGCAGGAATGTGTTAACGTCAGAGCCTGATGCCCCTAGATCTATTTCAAACATTTTGTATCCTTTACGTTGTTTGATTGTTGGAGTTGTTGCGCGCGTAACCCTGCGCTGGGATTAGATGCCATACATTTCTTCCCGCAGATCTTCTGCCCCGTTCCAATAGAACGAGTTAGGGTTGACGGGTATGACCTCTCTAATATCTTCCGCGCTGCCGGCGCGCAGGAACTTTTCAAGCCGAGCGATCTGCTTCTTGGCCTTGCCAAGGATCTCTGTTGGATCGCCGTCTTCAAGCATGTTTGTTTTCTTTGATGACACATAAAGAAACTTGACCACCTGGTTGCCTCTGGCCTTCTGGTAGATCGCGCGTTGGAGCTGATGCTCTGCCGACATCTTGCTTGGGATGCGGCCTGTTGTTTTAAGATCAATGACCACGCCGTGATCAGGGAATACGAAATCTAGGTAGCCGATCACAGGGATTTCGAAGTCATCTGTCTTAGCTGTAATGCTGACCTTGATCTGTCCCTCTTCAGGGAACTCAGGCTTGCCGTAATGCTCAAGCTCTTGGAGTGTCAGCTCCATGCATGGCTCGATCATGGCGCGCTCTTTGGTAATCTTCTCGTCGGCCATGAAGAACATGCTGTCAAACTTTTCCAATGCCTGATCCAATGCGCCGGCTTTGTGCAGCTTGCCGGTCAACGTGTTAGAGACTGCATCCTCTGTGCAGATGCCACGCATTGCAGCGGCGCCCATAGGTGTGCGCTTCTTGAACAAGTATGACGCAACCCAAACGTCTGGCGCGTTAGTCCAGAGGTTGATTGATGATGCTGACAGGTGCTTGATGCCGTGCTTTTCAAAACCGTTCATGCTGTTAGCTTTCCATATAGGGCCAAGAGACAGGCCTCACTTCTGCCATCATCCTTGACACGTTTAAACAGGTCAGCCTGGGCAGGCCATCTCTGGCTTGCAAGTGATCGGCTGAGGCCTTTGTCTTTGTTGAGGCCAAGGTGCGACTTCCACTTGGCCGGCGTGACCAGCGTCATTGGCAGCTTGTGCGCTGCAATAGCCATCTGCGTGGCGCCGTAGGACTGGCCGAAACGGAACATGCTGCTGACACCTTGACCCCTCATGGCGGCAACCTGCTCCAAGATAACATGATGCGGCTCATCGCCCTCGGGTGTTAGTATTTCGTGCAGCTCATACAGGTTCAGCTCTGTCTTGCCTTTGATGTTTTTATAGACCGGCATGTCATGCACCTCGACGCTGTTGCTGTCGGGCCAGTAGAATGCAATTGCACCAGTGAAGCCTGGGTCTATGCCGACAAAGACTGTCATACTTGGTCTCGGATCTTGATGCCGTTAAAGTTAAGAAAGAAGAAGATTGCTTCTTCTGTGAGATCGCGCAGGGTTGGGTCTTGCCCATCCATCTTTGCCCGATTGGTTTGCAGAACGCGCATGCCGTCAGCAAGCTCACACTTGATGCGGTGGTTCCACTGCTCTTTCTTTTGTTTCATAGTTCCCCCAGGGTTGCTAGTCGTTCCCCATACATAGTGCTAGCAATTATTTTAATCAAGTGCAATTTTTTGCTAGCAAAGGCATTGCAAAGCTGCTAGCAAACATTTAATGTAATCTTACAGCAAGAGGAGACCCAAGTGACAATAGACGAAATCAAATCCGCAATTGCCAAAGAGACCAGCTTCATTGACAATAAATTAAAAGTCATTGACGAACTGAAAAAATACTATGGGGAGGGTGTCCGATCATCATCGGCCAGCGCCGACATTGGAATGGAAGCAGCCATGCTGCAAAATGCAATCGCGTCCCGCAAAAACTTCGAGCAGTTACTGAAGGAGATGACAGATGAAAGCTGATTGGGAAGACTATGTAATTATCATTAGCGCGTTTGTCGCTGCAAACGTATGGATCGCAGGCATTGTATGGGGGTGGTGGTGAGCGAACTATCTCCTGCCGAGCAGGCCATATTGCAATACCTGCGCAACCAAGTTGATCGCTTACAAGATGAGCGGTATCGTAAAGACGCAAGGCCAAGCATTACCAATGAGCTTCAGATTGCCCAGCGTGATTTGACGCAATACACATCTGACCTTAGAAAAAAAGGATACAATATATAATGGTCAAAGTCGTAGACGTTGAAATAAATATAGCCGACATGAAGGCTAAGGCTATCCCAACTAAAAGCGGGGCAACGGCTTGGATGGAGCTGGCGAAAAAAGAACGCGCCGCCCATCACAAAGCTTGGGGCTATATCCAGAAGAATAAGTTTACTCAAAATACCCATGAGCCAGTGCGGAATGAGGGGGATTGGAATGACAATCCAAGGAAAAGGGAATTTAAGCGCAGAGGGACAAAAAACCCAAAACAGCTACAAGTAATAAAAGAAATGCGGGAAAACGGCCTTACGATGGATGCCATCGCAACTGAATTGCAAATATCGGAAGGCAGTGTGCGATACTGGTGTCGAGCTTACAACATAATAAAAGGCGAGGGATAGAAGATGAACAGAACCGATATACTAAAAGAAGCCTCTCGAATAATCAGCACTGATAGAGCAAACGATTATGGGCCGGCAGATGAATCGTTCAAGCGGATTGCTCGTCTGTGGACAGCCTATCTTGATGTGGCTGTTAGTCCTATGGACGTTGCTAACATGTATATCCTTAGCAAGGTGCAGCGAACCCTCACGTCACCCGCAAAAGAAGATACATGGACTGACATCGCCGGATATGCGGCATTGGCAGGGGAGATGATGACGAATGAAAAGTAATTTTACAGAACACGAAGTTCACATTGCCGGCCTTGATCGGCGCCATCGTAGGGTTCTTATCCGGCGCTGGGTGTTTAGCAAGCAACCCATTCAGCCGTTGAACAACTGTTTTGAGGATGACGAGTGATGAAATACGGCTCAGTTTGCTCTGGCGTTGAAGCCGCCACCGCCGCATGGCATCCACTTGGCTGGGAGCCGCAGTGGTTCAGCGAGATAGAAAAGTTCCCAAGCGCCGTGCTGGCGCATCATTACCCAGATGTCCCTAACCTTGGCGACATGACACAATTTAAGGAGTGGCCCATTGACAGATCAATTGACCTTTTGGTCGGAGGAACCCCCTGCCAAAGTTTTTCAGTCGCAGGACTTCGCAAGGGACTTGATGACCCAAGGGGAAATCTCATGCTCACCTATCTTGCCATTGCTGCACAATATCAGCCCAAGTGGTTGGTTTGGGAGAACGTCCCCGGCGTCCTGTCTAGCCAACGAGGACGGGATTTTGGAACCTTCCTCGGGGCGTTGGGCCAGCTCGGGTATGGGTTCGCCTACAGAGTGCTTGACGCTCAATACTTCGGAGTGGCCCAGCGACGCCGCCGTGTGTTTGTTGTCGGATACCTTGGAGACTGGCGACGTGCCGCAGCGGTTCTATTTGAGCGCGAAAGCCTGTCAGGGCATCCTGCGCCGAGCCGAGAAGCGGGGCAAAAAGCTGCCCCCACAGTTACACAAGGCGCTCCATTCAGTCGTACAGGAAACCAGCGAGTAGAGGCGGAAGCTATTGTGGACCAATGGCCTGCTCAGATTGCTTCAACTCTCAACGCATCATTTGGATCAAAGCAAGGACTTGAGGATCAGCATATAAACGGTGGTGCGCCTTTGTTTGTTTCAACCACCAAAACCCTACCAATAGCCTTCGGCGCGCAAAACAGCGCCAGCCAAGGCGACAGTGTGTCAACGGAAGTCACGCCAACGCTGGATAAGAGCAAGACGCCAGCGGTGGTATACGACACAACTAACATCACTAGCCCCACTAATGGGTCAAACCCTAAGATTGGCGATCCTGTTTACACCTTAGCAAGCGGACAACACCCTCCGCTATTAACGACGCTAGCGGTGTGCGCACCGTTAAATACACAGCTTGGATTGCGCGGAGCTGACACTAGCAACTCAAGCCGCGAAGGTGTTGGCATCGGCAAAGAAGGCGATCCTAGCTTTACACTTCAAGCCGCGCACTCTCACGCAATCATCACTCCAGCAGCCGTCCGCCGCCTAACACCAACAGAATGTGAACGCTTGCAAGGCTTCCCTGACGACTTCACGCAAATACCGTGGCGCAATAAGCCAGCAGAAGATTGCCCGGATGGGCCTCGATATAAGGCAATGGGCAACTCAATGGCTGTTCCGGTTATGCGCTGGATTGGCGAGAGAATACAAATGGTGGAGAGTTTAGATGACTGACAAAGAAGTTGAGCGCATGATAAACGCAGCTGGTCTAATTGGAGCCGTCTTTGGCTTTGCAAGCGGCGCTGGCTTAATGATGCTGGTCGGGATTATATTTTGAAGTCGTGTGGGTGGCCGTTGAAGTGAATGCTGGCACATTTGGTAGCAACGTCATCTAGGCTAAACAACCGCCCAATTGGGACAAAGCGATTTGTGTTGTGATGAAAGCCACCCACTAAAGATTTATAGCAGCGCATCAAATTGCTTCAAGCTTTTTATGCGCTGCTTTTCTTTTTATTCATCATCGAAATTCGCTTGCCTTTTGCGACAGCCTCGCTCTTCGATGACGCGCCCCAGGCCTTCAGAGATTTAAGAAGCGGCGTATCTGTACCGTCTTTCTTCTTTGTTGGCCCAGGCATCTTGCCCATTCGTTGCAGGAAGGCGGCTCGCCGCCCACTGTTGCCGGTTCTTTCTGGTGGCCTGCTCATGCTAGGCAGTCCTGTTCATCATTGACTTCTTTTTCTTAGCGGTCTTCTCGCTATCTTTAAAAGCCTGCGCTGTTGGTGCGCCTGGTGACCCAGGCTTGCGCATCTTCTCGCCAGATCCAGCGGCTATCCGCTTTTTCTTTTTGTGAATATTTGAGTACAAACCATCTTTAGCCATTTAACCACTCTCCTACGTTAAAGCCTGGGCAAGCTTTGCTTGCATAGTCATTGTGTCCTGAGACTGTTTCAATCTTGGGATACTTTTCTTTGTATTCTGCAATCAACTTGCGCAAAGCTTCGTCTTGTTCTGGCGTGAAGTTGTCTTCAAACTTGCCATTGGCTACACCGCCGCGACCACCGACCAAGCTTACGCCTATGGTTGTGGAGTTGCGACCAGCAACATGCGCGCCCTTGCGATCATCTGATCGGCCATGAGCAACTGATCCATCACGATGCACGATGGCATGGTATCCTATATCAGACCAGCCACGCTCCTCAGTGTGCCACCGGCGGATCTCGGCGACAACATCTTCAGCCGACTTGCTTGCATACCAGTTAGCATTCGTTGCTGTGCAATGCACAACGATTTCATTTATTAGCCTCATTTTGTTAATCCTTGTTTCTTTTCATAACTGCGCAGGCCACCAAGACCAAGCATCCCCATCATAACAGTCATTAGGCTACCCATGTCAAATGATGGTAGCTCTGGAATGGATACACCAGCGACTGCAACACCAAACAAAATGAATGGCTGCAACACAAAGTGATATGCAAACGCAGCACCGCAAACCCAGCCGATGAATGGTCTCCATCCACCCTTGAATACTGAGCCAGATTCCGCTTCCGCTTTGTTCACCTCGACCTGCGCAAGCATCGCCTCTTGAGCGTGCTTGTCTGCCATCGTGCTAAGGCTATGAGCTAGCTCCGCAGCCTTGTCTTTATCTTGAATAAACTTACCAGCAAGCTCGGTCGCTGGCCCTATCAGTGCGCTAAGTATGCCCATTACTTTCTCCCCATCCAAGCCGTTGCGCCCATGAAAGCACCGACAATGCCAGCGCCGCTAATATAAAAAAGATTGCTTATGTCGCTCAGTGCAGTGACCCGATCCAAAGGTATAAAGAACATTGTCACAGTAAAAACGCCCATGCCGATTAACGTCCACCGAGCCATGCGTAGCTGGGCCAGGTGTTTGCGCAGCGCATCCTCTGTCTCTCTGATCTCTTTGGCCTTCGCCATTTCAGAATCCGACACAACGCCATCGCCATCCATATCATAGGCGTCATACTTGCTTTGATCTTCCAACTTCTTCGCCGCCATCTTTTACACTCCTGGCATACGCTATCGCATAGTGCTTGTGGTGGGTTATTATAACAACTTTTCCGTATTTGTCATATACAACGTAATCCCCTTTTCTATTCTGGTATAACCTCAAAGCAATAGACCGTTGTTTGGCTGGTGGTTATCAATACCTTTGCATCCTCAAGTGCTTCTCTACACTCGTTTTCAGTAGTGAACTGATTGAGTTGATAATGCTCGATGTTATTATTCATAACTTGAAACCAAACCAAAAACCACATCACCACTTCCCCTGATAGCGCCCAAGATAATAGAAGCCAGTTACAACTCCAGCCCCAGCAATGGCAAATATAAAAGTGCCAAGAACAAAGTTGATAGCGTTGTCTATCATCTCTTGCTTTTTGTAAGCCTCTTCCTTGCGGATGCGGCGCATCTCACCTTCTATTTGAAGCACCTCTTCCCAAGCAGAAGGGCCATACGTCCAAGAGATATGATCTTTAATCTCCTTTCTCATGGCTTCCATTTTCTTTTTCTGAGCAAAGATTTCAATAGCATTAGAACTATTGTCAGACATCATCTTATAAAACGGAGGGTTCTTTGTCTTGTCTTCCG